TGTTTTTCAAGAATTACAGCAAGTTCATCATTAGCTTTTTTTCTTTCTTCTATACTTTTTCTTTCATCATCTCTTATCTGTCTTTGTTGTTCTGCTTGTCTATCATACTTTTCAATTAAACCTTGATTGGCTACAGCAGCCAATTCAGCTTTCTTTTTAAGTTCAACATTTGCTTTGGCTTGGTCGTATGTAGATTTAGTATATTCAGTTAATGCAGTTACACCTTTTTCAATAACCTCTGTTGCTTTTTCAACCGAATCATCAACACCAGTCAACACATCTACAAATTCAGTTCCAGCATTTTTAACTTCATCTATAGCACCTTTAAAATCACCAGCAAATAGTTTTTGCATTGCCTTACCTAAGTAACCAAATACTTCAAGAGCAGATTTAACTCTCTCTATAATATTTTCTTTTATAGCATTGCCTAATGCTTTTACACTACCTAAAGGATCATCAAATATTGATTTAAAGAAAGCTGTAACAGCTCCAATGTTACTTGATATAAAATTAAAAAAGTCATTAAATGCTATAGACAAACCTTCAAATGCTATGTTAAATGTATCTACTACTTTCTGGTTTTCTTCAAATAGTTGTTTTAATAAACCAAATGCAGCAAGTGCTAAACCAATACCAGCAGCTTTTAATGCAGTACCCATCATTTTAAAACCACCAGCAACACCTTTAGCACCTTTTTTTAATGTATCAAATGCTTTACCACCTTTTTTTAAACCACTTACTTCAGTATTAGTTTTTTCTAAACCAGTATTAAGAGTTTCAACTTCACTAGATAAATTTTCAATATCTTTTTCAGCTTTACTAGTGTTGGTTATTATTTCAAATATTTTAGTTATCATACTTCATTCTTAATTGGTTTAAACCTTCTCTAATTGTTAGTGGTACTTTGTTAGATCCTAATGCAATATTTATATGTTTATCATATAATTTATTTTCCTTACAAAATTCTAATGCTTCTAATATTGTTTTCAATTTGGTTCGTTTAATAGTTCAAAATTTGTTTCTCCTGACTGTAGCTTAGTAGACATTTTATTTATTGTATAAGCTCTTGTGCCAACTACTATTAAATCATCTAATGTTAGATTCAATAATACCTTTAAAGGAAGTATTGCAGAGAACTTAAATATCCTAGTTCTTTTGTTAAATACTCTTGTAATGTAGTTTTGATAATATGTTTGAAATAAACTGTTGTTATTACCACCATAATCTGTTAGTGTATAGGTGTTAATTTCACTACCAAAGTTTAAGTTGTAAGCAGGTGGAACAGATGTTCTTCCTAAACTATTGCAAGCACTTGGTATCCAATAATCATTTAAACTTGTGTTTGTTCCTGTTGGACACAAAGCACCATAAGTTTCAGGTCTTGTACTATCTAAGAAATTAATATTATCTTGATTCGATTGGTATATACCATAAAACAAAAGTGGCTGTCCTATATTTGGACTTAATTGTAAATCTAAGAAACTACCAACCTGAACAGTAGTTAAAGCACCACTTGTTTTATCTTGCAATCTTTCATAAAGCATATGCTCAAAAGGAAGTTTAATTTGGTAAATACTTTTCTTACTAACATCAGTTACATAATTAAGTTCTCCATACTTTTGGTTATTTACTAATTGAAATTGCTCTGCTAAAATGCTCTTTGGTTCTGAGTATTCAAAATCTACTTCACTAAATGGTATTACATCACAAACAGTATGTTCATCAGTTTTTACAAATTGTGTTATATCTTGAGTATCTCCACCAGCATAATAATTATCTAAAGTTTTAACTACTATCTCATTATTAAAATCAACATAAGCAGTTAGATTAAATTGTCTAAATAAACCATTTAAAAAATCTTTAATCTTAAGCTTTGGCATCTGCTCAGTAACAACAACTAATTTATCTTGTGGTGATAGTGTTGTTGAATTACTTGTAAATGTTCCACTCCAATTAAAACTTAATACAGTACCATCAAAATTATTAAAACTAAAATCTCTTGTAATTGTAAACTTAGATTGAAATTGTATAGAAGATTCTGTCATTAATCTACCTACAAAATCATTACCATTAGGATTAAAAGAAACTAATGATGCTACATCTAAACCATTAGCACCACCAATTGTTAATGTAACAGAACTTGTTCCACTTTTGTTTTCTACTTTTGCGAATGATTCCCAATTATTAGCACGTACTATTTCTAAACTATATTCAACTGCTGTAAATCCACTAGCTGGAGTTACTTCAAAATTTATAGTAGTTACATCTGTATCAGGTCCAAGATTAGAGTTCCATTTATATATTCCTGTATTTAAAGTAAAATAACCTGTGTATCCAGATGTATCTGTTAGCTCTGTGCAGTTAGAACCACTACAAGTATAAGTATCACTATTGCCAATCCAAGTTCCAGCAGTAGCCATTTTGCCTTTTTCTCTATGTAGCCATAAATACAAATTATTCATAACAGCAGAGTCAAGAAATTCACCAGTTTTAAAAGTTATGTTGTATTGTTGTTCAATAGCTTTTATAATATTTTTAACTGTTACTGCTGGTTTCAAATCTTCTGGAACAACCCCTCTTTGTTGGTGATGTGATGAATCAATACTTAAGTTTAAACCATTATCTAAATTATTAGTATCATCAAAAATATAACTCTGTGAATGTGCTATTAGTGGATATATTATTGCATCGTTATAAGCAACAGAATCAACAGTAAAGTTTAAACCATTTTCTAAACCATCTTTAACATTAGTAACTGTTGCACTATGATTAAATTCATTTAGCCAAACTAAATCAGATAGTTCATCTTCATTTATAGCGTTTTTAAAAGTTGTTGTTTCACCAAAGAATGTTACCTTATATATAGAAGGTTCTCCAAACTTCATTGCAACCTCATTTAATTGTATTTTACCAAATCTAAAATGTAAATGATTTAGCTCAATTCTTGCACTACAAAAAACACTTGAATCAAAACCATCTATATCTGGATTGTACCAATGCTTAAAAATCTTATTATTAGTTTTACTTGCTGGTAAATTAAAAGTCCTTGAATAGTCTGTAAATATTTTTTCTATATCATTTACATCTTGAATAACTTGAGTTAATGAAATTAATTCTTCTTCCATTAAATCAACTCTAACAAAGTCTTGAGCAGTTGTTGTGTTTCTTAACTGTGGCTGTATGTATAGAATAACTTTCTGCACTATCTAATGTTGTTTACTAAACTGAATGATTTATTAAAACTCATTGTGTAATTAATTAACCTATCGTTTAAACCTGTCTTTTTAGCAAAGGAGCTTTCTTTTAAATTAACTGGAAATATGTTAGCACTTGAATCTGTTAGCCATATGTATTCACTAACCATCAACTCTTCAAAATAAGGGTTCATTAATTCGTTAACAAAACCTGTATTTAAAACAACTGATTCTGTAGCATTTGCATTAAATGTTTTCTTTGCGTGTGCTGTTGTAGAATAAGTATTGTAAGTAATACTTTCTTGGCAATCTTCACCAGGGTTTTCCGGAGGGTCTAATTGTACAGCTCTTGCTTCAAAAATACTTGCATTAAAATTTTCTCTTGTTGCATCTAAACTTTCTGTAGACTTCTTAAAGAAAAATAAATCCTGCAAAGCTCCCCACCTATTTACAAACGTAATTTTATTAACTGGATACTTACATTCTTCAATCTCTGTTGTATAAATTGTTGTAAAACTTGTAGTGTCATAAGTAACTTTAACTCTTGCAACATCTTTTACACTTGTATTAGCAAATTGAGCATATTGTATTTTTTGGTTTTGGTTACCATTATCTGTAAACGTATCTGTTCCTACTGTAATTCCATTAGCACTAATATATTGTACTTGGCTTACTCTTTCAACATTTACTGGTATTGTTAATGTACTACCTTTGTGATATTCGAAGTGAGTGCCTGTTAGCATTGCAATAGGTTCTGTTGTATAGTTTACACCTTCTTTAAACTTGTTATAACCTTCTTGTGCTAAGTAAGTGTTTGTAGTAACAGAACCAATTACTGTTCCATCTGCTTGCCTTGCTGATGTTGCTACAGTTACCCAAATAGAACTTTTAGTAGAAGCATAAGTTCCAGTAAATATTTGTTCTATATGGTCATTAACTATTTCGCTAATATCAAATGAAACACTATTCTCAGCTCCTAGTGGTTTTTTCTGTAGTGAGTAAGTAGCATATAAATCATCGCATATTTCAGTTGAAGAACTTAAACCACCAAATACAGTTATGTTAATTTGAAAGTAGCTAAGGTTAGCATTTGTTTCTTGTGGTGTTCTTATAAAGAAAGGTGATCGTGTTCTAATTATTGTACTCATTTTTTAACTAATTCTTTTAATACATCATTACCATAGGAGACTGCAATATCATCTCCAAATCTTTTAATACCAGCTTCAAAGGGTTTAGTGAAAAACATACTAGGTCTTATTCCTCTATTATAAATATTGCTTGCTATAACATATCCTAAAGACTTGTAATTACCTTCTTTGTATCTGCCTTTATCATCTCTAAACCTTACGTTTTTTCTTTTAGCCCATGCTGACATTTGTTTTACAAAATCTTTAAAAGTCTTATTTGATTTGCCACTACCAAATTTAAATTTTGAATTAGGTGCTTGCTGTCCTTTTATTTTTGCGTTAGGTGAAACTCTGCTTGGGTCTTTTCCTTTTACACCTTGGTCTTGAAAAACTCCGTAATCTTCCATTAAGAACTCTACAGAATATCCTGTTGCAAACCTACCGCCAGAACTTCTTCTTTGTTGTATGATATAATCTAAACTGTTGTATAGCTTACCACCACCTTTTTTTTCTTTTGTTAGGTTGCTTTTAGCTTGTTGTACAACATACTTAGCATAATTATCTATAGCATCTTTAAATTCACTCATTAGCAGTAAGTCATTCCATCTTTAGCATTAACATCAAAACTTACAGCCCAGCCAGCTAAAGCATTATCAAATCTTTCTGTAAATGGTTCACAGCTTGCAGCATTAGGCAATTCAAAGTCTTGCTTGTATAGGTTGCTTTTTTGTAATACTCTTATAACTCTAGTAGCTAGTGCTGCTTGTGTGTTTAGTACATCTTGTGTATTATCATTACCTAAGAATAAACTAGTATCTGGTTCTTTGCTTACGTCTACTAAGTCCATTAGAAATAGTGTTACATTAAATGAAACGTGCTGTTGTTCTACAGTCATGTTATTAACCATGATATGTGCCAATGGGAATATACTTTGCTTACTCAAATCAATGTCTGCTATATCTCCAAAACTTACATTGTTGTTAAATGGTTCTGCATTAACTGCTGTCTTAATGCTGTCTATTACGTTGTAAAAACTTTTCATGTGCTTTTTATATATAATGGTGTCCCTTCACCTAAATCTTCTTCTACAAATTCTTCTAAGTAATCAATGGCATCATCAAAGTCTACACCTTCTTTATTTATGATGCAGTCTAAACACTTCCAATAATCATATATTACTCTCTTGGGTTTAGTTACAGTAATACCTAAAAAAGCATCTTCAAAACCATCTGCAAGCATTACATACTCATAGTCTTGTAGATCTTCTTTATTTATTATTATATCTAATATTTCTTCCCTTGTCATTTGTTTCTTTTTAGTAGGTGTTGCTCTAGTTCATATTTGTCTTTTTCAAATGCTAATTGCATTAAACACTTGTGTAATTTTTGTTTAGTTATTTCATTGAAGTGGAGGATGTTTCCATTTGCCAGCCCATAGATAGATTGATACCAGCCCCATTTTTGAGAGAATCCCGCAGTTCTTGAGAAATCGGCACTTCCGTTTGATTCGCCAAATAACTCAGTATATGATTCTGCAATTCGTTTCTTAAATTCCAAAAAAAAACCATTGAGCCAAACACTACATCCAAAGTCATTTGCTTCATGTTGTACTTATCAGCAGTTTCATAATCTTCTATCAAGTATTTATTCTTCTTCTTAAAAGTTATTGGTCTGTATAAAACAGCCATAGCTTTGTGCATAAGCTGCCAGTCAGCTAAGTAATTATCTAAATCAACATATTCACCAAAGGTCATGTCATCTAGCTTGGGTATAAAAGCAAAGTCTTTCTCTTGGTACTTAAATCTATCAATGAACTTATTCTCCTTTTGATTAAATAGCTTAGATATTTGAACTACTATTGATTCTATATCTTTTGCTTTAATCAGCATTACTTGTTTCAGCGTTACACCACAGAATATTTCTATCATTTTCTGCTGTAAGAAGTTGTTCATCTCCTTATCTTCTGCAACTTTTAACCATTGCTGGTACTGATTTAAAGTAACTTCGCTTAGTGATTCGGGTATGTTTAGTGTTAGCTTCATATTATTAAGTCGTTAAAATGTTTAAAATGATATCCACGTTTTTAATATAAATGATAAGTTCCTCTGTTTTCTAGTTGATATGTAACAGCATATCTAAGAGCATCTAAGGCATGGTTATACTTATCTATAGGTGTTTGGCTTTTTCTTTCTAGCCAGCAATAGTTATTAAGTTCTTTAATTAGATCTGTACTTTCTGGAGTTATTACTAAATCATAATCTTGTATCATAGTAATACCATAGTTAACACTACCTTGACCTTTTATAGAAGGTACTATGTTGCAGTAATGAGCAATCTCATTTATTAATCTTGGTTCTGCTGAATCTGCTACTATTAAATTTTCACCAGCAAACTTTTTATTTAAGTCTGCTATTTGGCTTGTAGTTAATCCAGCTTTATAAAAACATAAATCAACATAGATAATTTTATTCTGTTTGTCTATGCTTGTTTTAACAAGTGTTGATTCATCTTTAGAAAAACCATAATCTTGACCAAGTATAATTTTACTGACTTCTTTAAATGCCCCTAATTTCCAATTGTTGTAAATAACACCTTCTGCTTTATTTAGCCAAGCTCCTTCTATTGTGTGCTTAAATCTTTCAGGCCTTCTTATCTTCATTGTCTCTATCTGGTTAATATAGCTTTCAGATAGGTTTTCAATATTGTCTAGGTATGTAGAATGTATGTAGGTTGTATCTCCTTTAGTTGTGTTGCTGCCAGCTTCTACACCTCTTGATTCAAACCACCTTTGATAAATGAAATGTTCTTTGGTAGTTGGGTTAAGTATTAGAATAATTCTATTGTCTTGTACTTTGTTTCTTACAGACAAATCAATTTTGTCAAATATGTTTTCATCGTTTAGTTCTTCTGCTTCATCCATTACCCAAGTAGTAATACCTGTTAAAGATTTAAGATTTGCAGTTTGATCACCTGAGCTTGTTTTGATACCTCTAAATATTATCTTACTACCATTGCCTTTATTTATTATTTCGTCTCTAGTTATTTTAAACTGATTTTGAACATTTAGCAATTCTAACTTCTCAATAAATTCTGGTATTATAGAAATGCCAGCAGCTCTTAAAGTATATCTTGTAAATAATATATTATGGCCAGCTTCATAAGTAAGCATTAATAAAAGCGTGTTAATAGCAAAAGACTTGCCTGAACCTCTACCACCAGTTACAATGAAGTATCTTGATTTAACGCTTTTTAAGACATTATATTTTTTACTTAAAGCTAATTGCACCTACAAGCTTTTTAAAGTCGTGATTCACCATTTCTGTAGTATTTAAGTCTACTGTGTCTTTTGGTTTGCCATGACAGTAATGAAAGTATAATTGTACAAATTGAAAGTTTCCTTTTTCTAATCCTTTTCTCATAGCATCCATTGCTAAATCATCTAAAGGAGATAACTTCTCTATTAACTTTATTTCTTCTGATCTTGGCTTTCTACCAGCACCTTCTCTTTTTCCTCCATGTTTGTTCATCTTGATAAAACTTGTTTATTCAAATTGTTATTCTTAATTGTTGTTTATGTTGATTAATTCTTTTCATTGCAGATTTATAATATTCTTTGTCAAGCTCACAAGCGGTTAAATCATACCCTAAATTATGACAAGCAATTGCTATTGAACCACTTCCTAAATGTGTATCTAATATTTTATCGCCTTCTTTTGCGTAGTTTATTAAAAGCCACTCGTAAAGTTTAACAGGTTTTTGTGTTGGATGTATTCTTACTTCTTTGTTTTTCATATCTCCTTGCAACATTCCGTGCCATTGAAACTTAAATATTTTAGCAACTGAATTAAAAGATGTCCAAGCCATTTCGCAATCTGCATATATATTTCCTATTCTTTCCTTATCCCATATTACAAAGCTATTACTACTATATAAATTTTCTGTAAAATAATTCCCTCCCCATATTATCTGATTTTTACTTACCCTAAATAATTCTTGCCAATAATCTTTATTTGGTTTAATATCCCAATCATCACAACCACTCTCAAAATTTCTTTTTGCTACTCCCAATCCATCTTTATTTCTACTAGGTTTTTTACCATAAGGCGGGTCAACAATAGCCAAGTCAAAGTAATTGTCTTCATATCTAGCCATAAGCTCCATATTATCTTCATTAGTAATATTCATTCAAAAACTATTTCTTCGTTAGGAAGTGGTACTTCTACGTTGAACCATTCTTTTAGAAAGTCTCTGCATTGTGTGTGAAATACCTCTTGTTTAGTAGTGGTGTTTTCTGTTGATGAAGAAGGGACTTTGATAACTTCACTTGTTTCTGGATTTACCTTTTCTTCATATAAGAATAAAGACTTGTACAGATTGTGAGCTTTCTCTATGTCCCATGTTTCCCCCCATTCGTTTTCAACTGCTTGTATAGTTATAGGAATAACAACTCCAAAGTAGTAAGCGTTCTGTTGGTTGCTTCTATGGTTTGTTTTCCTTTTCACTATTATTTCTATTTCTTTTCCTTCAAAGCTTTGTACAGCTTGTTTTACTTTAGCTCTGTTTCTAATTAGTTTGCCATTAACAACTTTTGATATGACTTTAATTTGTTTCAAGATCCACAGCTAATACATTCTTCGTCATCTATATCACAACTTCTTTCAGGATTGTTAGAGGGAGCATTTACTATTGCCCTTACCTTTTTACCTAAGTCTTGGTCATTGGGTGTTAAACCAGCTAAAAACTGTAGTTCTCGTAATATGTTGTCGTTATCTTTCATTTGGCTTTTTGTCTTTAAATATTTTACTTAGTTCTTGTTTGTGTTTAGTTAGGTATTCTAGTAGTTTGGCTTTAGGTTGTTCTCTAACTTTCCTGTTCATATGCTTTATATAATTTGTTTAAAGTGTTGTATAATTCTCTAACACATGAGCCGCAAGAAGAAGTTTGTTTATTTGCTTCAAATACTCTGTTGTATATCTCTAGCATCTTGTGTTGTTCGTCTCTGCTAATAACTTGTCTATGTACTGACATGTAATTATGAAGCCAGTTATATTCTTCTTCTACTAAGCAGTTTTGTTTAGTAGTGTAAGGGAATAAAGCATTTAGTTTAGCTTGTCTTTGATCGCATCCACAATCTTCTCCAGCTATCCACTTTACCAGCTTATCTATTTTTGTTGCTTTGGTTACTTTAGCAATTGTATCTCCTAAACCTTTTGATTTCTTTTTAGCCATTTATTTTTCTTTTTATTTCTTCTTTACATTCTTTGACAGTTTTAAATACTGTCTTGTAACTTATCTTCGTGGCCTCAGATAGTTTTCTAATAGATCTAAACTCTTTACTATAAAGCTTAAACATCTTTTTGTGAAACCATTGAAACCCTTCAATAACACCATCAATCTTTTCATAAAACTCTGCTGCACTTTCTACTTCTTTATCTTCTATGTCTGCGCTTAGTGGTATGCTAGACTTCTCAGACCGCATCATATCAGCTATAATATTTCTTATTCTTAAGTATACTATTGCATAATTGGGTTGTCCGTCTATTATTATAGTCGTAGATTTTAGCTTTTTATCCCTTAATTCTTGATAAATTTTTAAATAAACTTCTTGTACTACATCTTCAGCAGTCATTGAATAGTACAAAGGCATCATTCTTTCTGCCATTAAAACCCACGAAGTATGCTTTCTATATAACCTACTTAGTATTTCATCCTTACTCATTTGTTCTTATATTTTTCTATGACATCAAGTAGATAGAATCTATCCCATTTGAAGCCATACTTCTTAGACATTTGAGTGGTCAGGGTAATCTTATCAAATCGTTCTTGTCCTATCTTTAGAATGAGGTTATCTCTGTAGGGTAACAGATTGCCAGATAGGAAGTAGTTACATCGCTTGCATTGGCCATGAACATTATCTTCATTAAATTTTGTGGATGGGTGGTTGCCAGCACTATAGAAGTGTCCAGCTTGGAGTGTAGTATATTTACCACAAGAAATACAAGGTTGGTCTTGATCCCTTGTTCTTATGAACTTATGAAAGTGTCGTACTGCTATCGCTTTTAATTGCGATACTGTTTTATCTTTTAATTTTGCCATCGTGTGTAACGATGACCAAGCGATGCTAAATTATGTAATTGCTTTTAAATAGAAAGTATAATTATTTAGAAACTATCAACAATTTATTTAAAACATTTATTCTATTATTATCTGCCATATCCTTAAAAGACATATCCCAAGCACTATTGCTAATACATGGGATATAATAAAACTTGTTGTGATGTAATCCATTAAAATGGTAAATCGTTTGACTCAGCACCTACAGGAACAAATCCTTTAGCTTCTTCTTTCTTAGGTGCTTCTGGGTTAAGTTGTTTTATACCCCAGCAATCTAAATTGTTGTAGTACTTCCCTTTCCACTCATTGCAGTAGAGGTTAATCATAAATTCAAAAACATATCCTTCTTGTAGCTTTTCTACAAAGTCGGTGTTGTCTCCTTTAAATGTTAGCTTAACATCAGGGTTTACTTTTTGGTCTGTTGTAATTACAACGTCTTGTACAAGAAAACCTTTTTCTCCTTTTTTTTCTAAGTCAAGTATTTTCTTAACTGTTCCGTTTATTGATCTCATTTTTTTTATTTGTTGATTTATATTCTACAGGTTTGTAATAGTCTCCACCCTGTACTCCTATTTTTTTCATTGTTATTTATTTATTTGTTTTAATGTCATGTAATAACCAACCTAATTCTGTGTGAAAAGCAACTTCACAACTGATTCTGTCAGCTTTTTTCCAATTTGATTTTTTTCTATCTTTTGCTGTTGCTCCTAACTTCTTAGACCAATTAAGAGGACTAATAGATTTTTTATAACCTTGTGAGCTGCCATCCCATCTGAATTTATTTACTTCATCCATAGTCAATAAACCATCATCATAAAAACCAGCACCATGTTGAAAACCTTTTCTGTATTGTTTTTCACCAAGAATCGCAATTTGTTTTATTAACTTATTTTTTAATGACTTTGAAATATTAATTAATTCATGCATTGTCTTATCCATTGTTATTTATTTTTATTTTTTATTAAATTGCTTTGTTTCTAAAATGATTTAATCTGTTTGATGAATTATCATACTCAGTTTTAATAAAGTTTATTTCACTTTCATTAACTGTCGGTTTTGGTAAAATATAAGGAGCTAATTTTATTCTTAGTTCCATTCTTTCATTAACATTTAATTTTTGAAAATCATTAAATATTTGTTCTTCATCAAAAAGCAATGAAAGTAAATACTCTTTTTTCTTTCCAGAAGATATATTTTTTGATCCTTTAGGCCTTCCACCTAGTTTATTTCCTTTTTCAAATGGCATAATTTTTTGTTTTAAACTGCTATATAAATATGTTGTGCTGTATCAATTTTAAATAATTCATCACTTGTAAAAATATTTTCTTTAATTAATCTTTCTTTTTTATAAATTATAAATTGACTGTACATTGAATGTCTTAAACTTTTAAATAAATTACCATTCCAAGAAAATAAAGTCCAGTAAAAAAATTTTTTACTTGTTGTTCTTTTCACTACTCCTAATATTGTTATATCTTCCATTGGTAAAAAATCTGATATATCTCTGTGAGGAATCTGATTAAATAAACTAATAGTCATTGCTTTGTCGTCTACTCTTATTGCTTGTACTTCTACTTTAAATGTTGAAACACTTAATTTTTTTTCTTTGTATTCTAGTTCCATTGTTTTAGTGTTATTGGGTTTATAATCTGACATCCAATGCCATTCTTTTTTATTCATTAAAATCTGTAAGTAATGCCAACTGCTACAAAAAAACTGCCTGTAGCTATGGCTAGTGTATTAGGGTTAAAACTTAGCTTTTGCTTGTGCCACACCATGTTAGTAGTGCCAGCAGTCATTAAACTTAAACCACCTATTATTGCTAATTTTTTCATCTAATTGTGTAATAGTGTTTGTTATATTGTTTTTTAGAAGATTGCAATACATTGTATAATTCTTTGTATTCTGTTTGCGTATAATCATATAAATAAATAGCTATTAAGCTTACTTTTCCTTTTCTAAAATCTGTAACAGCAATTGCCTCTACTGACTCACCTGTTTTTAACTTAACATTGGTTAATTTGGGCATCATGTTAAAAGTTTCTTTTCGGTATTTTTTACCAATTTTCTTTAATCCAACAAGTATTTGTTCTATTGCGCCATCAGCAAAAATTTCAGTATCATTTGGTGTAATCTCATATACATTCATTTTTTTAATTTTTTTTAAAAATTCTTTTCTATCCATTTTTATTTATTTAATTGTGTAATAGTGTTCAGGTGCGCCATAGATACCAGTCTTTGTATCTGTGGTTTTAACTAGCTTTTCTTCTTGCTGTAGGTTGCTTATAGCTCTCCTTAAACTTGTTATAGGTACTCTCTTTGGAAACTTGTGAAGAACTTCTGATGCTGTTAGCGTAGTATGACTTTTAAATAAATCATACACTAGAACTTCTTGTGTTTTGTTTTTAGCTTTTCTTTTATTTACATAATCAATATCTTGATCTGTAGTATTGAAATAGGTGTTTGAATTTTTCATTTTATTTATTATTTTTTTTTAAATGTTCTTTAACTACTACTCTGACATAGCTTGATAATTTAATGCCTTTGTCGTCAGCTCTTCTTCTTAGTTCTGTCTCGTCTTCTTGGGTAAATCTTATTCCCATTGGTTTATTTAATTCCATTTTTATTTATTTATGAATTATGAGCTTGTCTCAGAGTTTCAGCTCTACTTACTCTTTTGCTTTGTTTGTTATCAGCTTCTTTAATTTTTTTCTCCCATTCTTTTTTTTGTTCTGCCAGCTTGCCAAATGCTAAGTCATCAATTGTTACTGCTACCTTTTTTCTAGGTTCTGGAGCTGGTGCTTTATAATTTTTCGCTGGTGTAAAAGGGATTGATTTTTTATCTGGA